GATCGAGCTGCAGTAACTAGTGCAGCAACAAATGCGCAGTATTTACAATTTGGTTATAACTCCACAATTAGTGGTGCATCTAGTGCAATTGATTTGTTAGGTGCTAATGGATCTTCTATGCTTAGTGGAGTTGTTATGCCAGTCGCTGGTACTATAACTCGAGTGACTATCAGCTCAAATGCAAATGCTCATAGTACTGGAAGCTTGACACATCAATTAAACATCTATAAGAATGGATCAGGTGTAGCTACACCATCAGTAGAAGTAACATCAACTGGCGAAATAACAATGAACTCTGCAGTAAGTGTATCATTTGCTGCAGGTGATAGATTAAAGCTAGCAATTGATAATGATACTGGTCTCGATACTGAAGATCATAACGTAACAGTAAGATTTGTAGAAAATTAAGGAATAAATTATGCCAGCTATTGTAACCGACGCTCTTAGAACTCTTTTAGCTAGACAGTTTTTTGATCAGTTTGCTCAAAATACTGCGCGCTACTATATTGGTATTGGTAGATCAGAAATTTGGGATAGTGCAGATACAGTCCCAACACCAATTAACAGAGCAAGTGATGTTGCTGCTGTTAGAAACCAAATGCAATCAGTAAAGAAAGTTCAAGCTACATCATTGGTTGTTCCAAGATATAATTGGTCAAATGGCACCATATATTCTCAATATGATAGTCAAGTTTCAGGTTATCCAGCCAATCCTTATTATGTAATGAATGATAATAACAATGTTTATATTTGCTTAGAAACTGGTAGAGATAACGCTGGTGTAGCACAAGCATCTACCGTAGAACCGACTAGTGCAAATAACGATTCTTTTAGATTGTCAGATGGATACGTTTGGAAATTTTTGTTTACTGTTAGTGCATCTCGTGCTAATAGCTTTATGTCATCAAATTTCTTGCCAGTCAAAAAACAAGGACAAACAGATTCATCTTCAACTGGTATTCAGCTAAAACAAGAAGAAGTTCAAGATACAGCTATTGTTGGAGCAGTTACTTCTATTATTATTACAGGTACAGGTAGTGCATATACATCGAATCCTACAGTAAATATTCTAGGCGCAGGTACAGGTGCCTCCGCCCGCGCGCGGATTGATTCGGCAACTGGTACGCTTGCTTGGATTAAAATGGCTGATAGCGGCTCAACTCAATTATTAGGTAGTGGTTATACTCGTGCAGAAGTAGAAATTGTTGGTGGAGGTGGTCAAGGTGCTACTGCTCGTGCAGTTCTCGGCCCTGACTCTGGTATTGGTGCGGACTGTCGAGTTGATTTAAAATCAGCAGCTATTATGTTCCACACACGTATTGAAGGAACAGACAGTAACTTCATTACAGATCAAGATTTTAGACAAGTAAGTCTAGTTAAAGATATTAAAGACGATGACGGAGTAATCTTTACAGCTACAACTGGAAATACTCTGAAGAGAATGAAGCTATCAAGTGTAGTACAAGCTTTCACTAAAGATAAAATTATCAGAGGTCAAATTACTTTGGCCGAAGCTTATATCGATGATATTGATTCAGTTGACATCTATTATCATCAAACTACTACTACTGGATTTTCTGATTTCCAAGACGGCGAAGTCATTAACGAAACAAATGGTGTAGGTACTGGTATTATTGATTCGGCTAAAATCAATCCACTAGTAGATCCTAACACCGGTGATATATTATACATAGATAATAGAGCAGCTATCTTACGATCTAATGTACAAGCAGAAGACGTAAAAGTTATCTTACAGTTCTAAAGGATGAGCGATGCCTAATAATTTTACTAAAAATCTATTTGCAACAACATATAGAGATGACTTTAAAGATAGCGATCACTATCATCGTATACTGTTTAATAGTGGTAAGCAGTTGCAAGCGCGTGAGCTTACGCAAATGCAGACTATTATTCAAAAAGAAATTGAAAGATTTGGCAGAAATATATTTAAAGAAGGCGCTTCCGTTGTACCAGGCGGCATGCTTATTAATAATCAATATGAATATGTAAAAATTGATGCCACTACTAGTTTGCCTGCCAATACTATTACAATGATTGATGATACTTTTGTTGGTCAAACTTCAAACGTAAGTGTAAAAGTAATTGAAATTTTACCGATTGATGTACTTACAGGTGATCCAGCCACATTATATGTTCAATATATTAATCAAAGTTCTGGTACTATTGGTTCAGCACCAGTACGCTTAACACCTAGCGAAAATATTGTTGGATCTAGTAGTGGTGTAACTCTTAAAGTTCAAACTACAAATACACCGTCAAATAAAGCTGTAGGTAGAGGCACTCGAGCCTCAATGCAAGAAGGTACATTTTTTACGCAAGGACATTTTGTTCAAGCAGATGCGCAATCTATTCTAGTATCAAAATACGATTCTGCTCCAACAGAAAACGTAGGTTTTGTAGTCACACAAGATATTATAACGGTTAGTGATACTTTAGCTCTTTATGATAATCAAACAGCTAATCCAAATCTAACGGCTCCTGGTGCAGATCGCTATAGAATTACTTTGACTTTAACAAATGAGTCTGATAAAGATTCTGCTGATACATTTGTTTTCTTCGGAAAAATCCGTGATGGCGCATTAATTGAGGCAGTTAGTGGCACAAACGATTATAACAAAATCGCTGATTTTGATGCCCTTCGTGTAAAAGAAATTAATGGAGATTTTGTAAAAAAACCATTTAGAATCAATTATGATTCTGCATCAGCTACTCATTTTGATTTGAATGTTTCTCCTGGCACTGCATATGTTGCAGGTTATAGAGCTCATCGTGCAGATCCTACAGTAATTGAAGTACCGAAAGCTACTACATCAGTTACTATTAATAGCGAACCTGTAGCAGCTGGCTTTGGTAACTTTGTTATGATTGATTCAATTAACGGATTGCCAAATATTGAAACATTTGAAAAACAAGATTTGCGCAGCACACGTTCTTATGGTGGATCAACTATTGGTAGTGCACGTGTAAAATCAGTAGAAGAAGATGGAGCATTGACACGCTATTATTTGATGGATATTCAAATGAATGCAGGCCAAAACTTCAGAGACGTTGCATCGATTGGAACAGCTGCAAATTCATTTGCTAACTTAGAATTAGAAAATGGAATAGCGGTTATTAAAGATGCTGCCAATAACGACTTACTATTTGATTTCCCGAATACAAGAGTCAAAGCTACTTCTGATGTTACTGTTATTACACAAAGAAGATTGACAGCAACTACTGATGGTACAGGAGCTGCAACATTCCCATCGCTATCAAGCGGTGAAGACTTTGCCAATTCAAATCAATGGATTTTCTCGGCCGTTGCTGGAGATGCATTTACTCCTACTACAGTATCAGGTGTTGGAACGCAATCAGCATCTATTACCGGTGGTCCAGGAAATACTGCAATTGAAGTAATTGCTCAAGTGCAAAAAGATGGTGTAACAAGAACAAAAACATTAGCGACTCAAACTATGGCTGCTGGTATTACAATACCATCTGGTAACGGACAGCCGTATGTAGATTTAGGTAAAGCTGATATTTTTGAAGTACAAAGAATTCGTACAGTAGATTCAGATGGAAATGATTTAAGAGCTGACTTTATTGTCGATAACGGCCAAAGAGATAATTTCTACGAAACTGGTAAACTACTTCTAAAAACTACAGCAAAAACTCCAGTAGGAAATATTTATGTAAGGTATACTTATTTTAATCATGGTCCAACTGGTGATTATTTTGATGCAAGTTCATACACTGGTCAAGTAGCTTATGGAAAAATTCCATCACACACAAAACAAAATGGTGATGTTGTTAGTCTAACAGATGTACTTGACTTTAGATCACGTAAAGATGACAATAATGTAGGTTTTGCTGCAGCAACAGCAAGAGTAAATGAAATCCCTGTAAACACAAGTCTAGTTACACTAGATACAGAATATTATTTGCCTAGATATGATAAAATTGTTATTGGCCAAGAAGCAAAAATTTCTGTAGTTCAAGGTACGCCTTCTTTAACACCTAAGTTTGCGAATACACCAGAACAAACTTTAGAACTATACCGCGTTGAATTAAATGCTGGTTCAAAGAATGAAGAAGATATGGTTATGCGTAATATTGAAGCTAAGGGCTTCACAATGCGCGATATACAAAAGCTTGAAGATAGAGTTGATAATCTTGAAGAAGCGACTGCTCTAAGTCTATTAGAAGTAGATGTACAAAACTTTGCTGTGTTTGATTCTTCTGGCACTGATAGAACAAAATCAGGATTTATTGTTGATAATTTTGTAGATCACTCAGTTTCATTTACAGCTAGCTCTGAATACAAAGCTTCTATTGACCCATCAACTCGAATAATGAGACCAACATTTAATGAAGAAAATGTTCGACTAATTTATGATTCTGATTTATCATCGAATACTGTACTAAAAGGCGATAATGTTTATATTAAATATACAGAACAAACGTATATTGATCAGCCCGTAGTATCGCAAACTATTAACGTTAATCCATTCGCTGTTATTACTCATAGAGGTAATATGCTTCTTTCTCCTTCGTCTGACGAATGGAAAGAAACAGTTTATATTCCTCCAAGGATTATTCAAGGTGGAACAAGAATTGATAGAACACAAGCATTTAATTTTAATAACTGGAATTGGAATTGGGGCGGAAATCCGGCAAATGCTGGAGTAGGTAGAGTTCTTAATAGAAGACAAACCGGTCTTAGAGTTGACACCAATAGAGTCGTTAGAAACGAAACTATTAGAGAAGTTATTGGAGATAGAGTTGTAAACGTTGCAATTATTCCATTTATGCGCTCACGAATGGTATTCTTTAAAGCTCAAGGCTTAGGACCAAATGTACAAATGTGGCCAAGATTTGATGGTGTTTCTGTTGACTCATGGGTCAAATCAGAATCATTCCAAAGATTTGCAGCTACATCAGATGAATATGGAAATAGATTAAATAATGCAACGCAACATCCGAATACACCATCTACATTAAGTACTAATGCTCAAGGTGTTGTTGAAGGGTCGTTCTTTATTCCTTCTACTAGAAATATTAGATTTAGAACTGGAGAAAGAGAATTTAAGCTACTAGACATTACAGCTAATGTAGATAAAGATGCTCTTTCAATTGCTAAAACAACATTTATTTCTTCTGGTGTAATTGAAACTCGGCAGAGAGATATTCTTTCAACTCGATTTATTACAATTAGAGGTACTTCAAGAACTATTCAGCGACCAGATGGTGGTCAAGATCCAGTTGCTCAAACATTTTATGTTGATAAAGTTGATGGAATATATGCAACAAGAGTTAGATTGTATTTTGCATCAAAATCTAATTCAATACCGGTATCAGTAGAATTAAGACCAGTAGAAAATGGACATCCATCATCTACTACTATTATTCCTGGTTCAGTAGTATTTGTTAATCCAGCCAATGTAGCGGTATCTAATAATGCAAATGCACCAACAGATTTTGTTTTTGATGAGCCTGTTTTCTTGAATCCATATACCGAATATGCATTCGTAGTTAAGGCTGAATCAGTTGATTATAACATTTATATTGCAGAAACCGAACAGTTTATCTTGAATTCTACAGAAAAGAAAGTTACAAAGCAACCAACTCTTGGTTCTTTATTCTTATCACAGAATTCAACAACATGGGAACCTGCACAAACCAAAGATATGATGTTCCAAATCCATCAAGCACAATTTGATTTGGCTGGTGGTACGGCAGTACTAGAAAATGCTCCTATCTCTCGCAAATTAATGGATGAAAATCCACTTACATTTGATTCGGCAAGTAGCACTCTCATTGTAAATCAAAAGAATCATGGATTTATATCAG